CCTGATTGTATTCTAATGGCTTCGCTGGATCAGTCAAGGTTGCATAAGCAGAACCTGCACTATCATGTCGAGCCAAGATTTTGTATTCTTTATTTGCTGTAATGTCTGCACCAGATGCAAGAGGTTCAAAGATCTGGAAGGGTGCAATCATTTCATTTTCTATATTATCTGCTGGTGTTGCTATTCTTACTCCTCTTGTCCAAGTAAGCCAACTAGATGTTCTGTCTGCGTAGATGTTGATGTCTAATTCTTTTTGTGCATATTCCCAAGGACGCTCCATAAAATGCGTCACATAAACTTGGTTCAAGACATTATCAACTTCATCTTTGTATTGTTTTATTTGAGGATTGTAATCCAAGATGTTCGCAACGTACTCCCTCATTTGTTTCAAATTCATTATCATCCTCCTAATGTTATGAGAAAAGAGGGGGAGGAGTACTATCCCCTACCCCCATTTTGTGTGTTTGTGTCAAAGATAATTAGAATCTTTTTAGGACATAAACACGAGAAGTTCCATCAGCAGCCTGTGCTTCCAATGCAACAGCACACTCAGGTTCGTTTGCAGCGGCCTTCTTTACCAACTTTCCGTCAGCAGAAAAAGTCAAAGCATCACCAACAACGATAGGTGTAGCACTACCATTAGTCAATGCTTCTTCCACGATACCTTTGATTACAACTTCACCTTTTGCATTTGCGGCAATAGCACTAACAGCAACCCCAACAGGGCAAGCATCAGTAGCATCTGCTTCTGCAATAATGAAAAGTTTTTCACCATTGGTAGTTTGAGACAAATCTAAGGAAACCAAAGCACCAGCAGTGATTGCTTCTGATGCCAAGAAAATTTCTACTTGGTTTCTGTTTGAGTCCTGAGTTGATCCCTCACCGAGATCTACAGATCCTGCTACTTCATCAGCAGCAAAGATCTTTTGAATGTAATTTGAACTAGCCATAATAAATTTCCTCCGTGATTATAGTACTTGATCAATAGTTACGATACCTTGAGAAGCAAGGTGATCTACAACCATTTGCATACGACAGAAGATGTAAGCATAGCGAGAAGCATAACCAGTCGCATCCATGAAATCTGTCATTTCGAATTCACCATCTGAATCATAAACCAACTTGATGTACTTGGTGTTCAAGATGTAAGCAGCAACATACTGGTTGTTTCCTGAAGGACCACCATTATCAAGTTGTCCAGCATCCAAAGTAACCATAACAGGTGAAGGAACCAAAGCAGCCCCGTGGAAAGCAAGTTGCATTCCGCCACCATCCAAAGTAGATGCATCAACAAATCTTTGGTTGTTGTAAAGTTGTGCTTTGTACTTCTTGAAGAAGTCAGGAGAACACAAGATCAAGTTTGGTGAAGAACCATCTGGTGTGCGAAGTTGAGCATCAACATAAACTTCAGTCAATGCATCAATAGTTTCTGTTCCACCAGCAGTGTAAGCAGTAATTCCTGCTCGTTGATGTTGGAAATCATCTGGGAAAGATGACTTAGCAATCTCACCAATAGTGTTGGTTTGGAAAGTAAAATCTCTGTTCTCAAAGAAACCATTAGAGGTTTTAGAAACACCATTCAACGAAGAAAGTTGAGTCAAGGTTGTAGAAGAGTTCGCAACTAGGGCCTTCTCAAACTCTCGTTTGAATTGCCCCATAGCGGCTTTCATACGAGCCTGAGCAACATCTACAAGAGCACGAGGACCTTTGTTCGCCATTTCCTCTACCTTAGTGATGATAATAGGAATAGTAGCGTTTTGGAACTCATAAGATTGATGTCTCAAAACATCAGCAGCGGATAAGTTGATTGGCTCATAACCACTGGAAAGTTGTGTAATAGTTGAATGTTCAGCCAAGATCATCGGGCGATCTAAACGAGCACCACCATCAACTACTTCTACCCCTCCTTGCTTACGGATTGAATCCAGCAATGGAGTGGCTTTGTAAAGATTATCAACTTCTTCGTCTTTCAAAATGCGAAGAGTTGAACTTAGAATATCATTTGATATAGCCATAGTAATTTTCCTCCATAATAATAATAAAATTTTAGGCTTTTATTTTTCGTTTGTTTAGGCGGGTGTCCTTGCGGATCCGACTAAATAACTTATCCGTAAGTCGGGGTTATTTAGATTTATTTATCCTTAGCCATTCATAAACGGCATAGGCACCTTGCTTCCTGACATTATCAGGGACAGATTGCTTACGGCTAGGTCTCGAAGATCCGCCAACCTTCAACCCGTACTCTTTGGCTTGGGTTTTATATTGGTTCAACTCTTCTTCAAGTTGTCTAGATTTTTCGTTTTGCTTCTGGCCCTTCACAATGAAGTAGGCTTGTTGCAAGGATAAGTTTTCGTTTTGCAAAAGCAACTTAGCGACATCTGTTCGGTAATTATCCAAGTCAGGGTTGTCTGCTTTGAACCTGTCAAGTTCATATTGGTTTTGCTGTAATTCGTATTGTGTTTGCAAAGGTGTAAGCATTTCTTGCATACGACGAGCAACCTCTTGCTCTATCTTTGCTTGGACTGATGCATCATCAAACGGATCAAACTCTACTTCTGTCTCTGCTTTTGTTCTAATGTTCTTGGCAAAGTCAGAGTTGATCAATGCTTTTTGTTGTTCTTCTAATGCTTTTCTTTGCATTGCAAGTTCTTGTGTCTTGCGTGTGTAGTCCGCACGAAAGTTTGCTAAAAGTTTTTGTGCATCATCAGGTAATTCACCAACAACTCTATTGTAGTCAAGTCCTTTGTAGTTTGCATCTGAAGTAAAAACTTCGTTTTCTAAATTAGAATTAGCAAATCCTTCAAAGTCAGGACTCGTTGGGATACTATCAGTGGTTTTATGGGTTTCTGTTCCCACGGGTTTGTTTGTGCTTTCAACATCTTTTGCTTCCTTTTGTGCTTTATCTAATGCTTTTCCGACTGCATCTTGTGCATATCGTTGAAAATTTGAAGTCCCTTCTTGCGGGGTTGTTTCGTTCGTGTCCATGATTTTCTTCTCCTTATGATAATCATTATTTCATTCTACGGGTAAATAGGTTAGTCATCTCATCATCTGACATTTCTGGTGCATTTACTTGAGGTGCAGAACCAGCAGGTTCAAGTTCAACATCAACTAACAATGAGCCATTTACATCGCCAGATGTCTTCAAGAATGTCTTGAAAGATTGATTGCGACCTAATGCATCAATCTCACCGGCAAGTCGTTTGAGGTCTCCGTCAGACACTATAGAACCTAAGTCCATAGGTGACTCTTGTACACCACTATCAATGCCTGCTTGTTGAATCATCTTGATTGCTTTTACAAGTTCTGTTGGAAACTCTTCTGTCTCTTCAGCAACCTGTGGTACTTCTGCTGCTTGTTCTCCAAACAACTTCAGTGTGTTATTTACTTTGTCGATCAATGTGTTCAAAGCATTTGAGGAGAACTCTCCTTCTGGTGCAACCTCGCCCATCATTTCATCAAAGACAGCATCTGCTTCGCCCATCTTAGCATCCAACATTGCTTCGTCGTTTGCCATAGGTGCTGGTGCATTCATATCTTCTTCGGGCATTTCTGCTAAAAATTTATCTCGTAAAGCCATAGTTATTCTCCTTCTGGGGTGATATCGATAATTTCTTGGGGTTCTTCTTTTTCTTGCATAACTTGATATTTAGTTGCAAGATCGTGGAAGGTAATGTATTCTTCAGGTTCTTCCCAGTCCTGTGATAAGAAACCAAGTTTCTTCAAGACATCAATAGAATAAACCTCATCAAAGGCTTGCTCTGCTGTAAGACCTTTGTTAGTAATTAGTTGATTGACTTGTTCATCTAGATTATATAAAAACATTTGTTGATCAACAAATGCATCAACGAAATCAGAAAACTCTTCATAGGTTTCGAATTCGTGCTTAGTAATGTTACTCATTTAGTTTTCTCCTGCGATAGTATCTTTTGGTAAAAATGCTTGAATGTTTTCAGGCTGAGGATTAGCCATAGCCTCTCCTAATGTAGGAGGAGCCTCAATCCCTGCAAGTCGTCCTCCCTCTGGTGCTTGAGGGATCTCAGCAAAGTCCTCTGGTAAATTCAATAGTCGAACAACTTCCTTCAAAACTTTTTCTTTTGGAACACCCAAACTAACAAGAGTAGGAATGTTCTCAAGTAGTTGTCTCTTGGCAATGGTCTCAGAGAGAGGAGTGGCTGCTTGATCAGCGGCGAATGCTTCAAAGTCACCTCTTAGGTCATCTGCCTTTACAATCATTGTATCAACACCTACGGAGAGGACTTGGGGTGTCTCACCCTCCAAGAGTGTTGCTGTAATGGCAAGGAATTTGAGAGCCATCTGCTCAATCATTCCGTCTCTCTCACGAGCCAATCTGCCTAACTCAGAAGAAGAGTATGCTGCCAAGGCTGTAATTTCAGATGCAGTGGTTCTATTCGACATTGCTTCACCTCTGGTGAAAGGAGCCAAGATAGAACCCTGATCCAAATCTCTCTTTACTTCGTTATGATAGGAGTTGAGTTCAGTGGGCATTGGTGTATGTGGGATGGCTCTAATGGCACCATCTAAGTTCTCGTCTTCAACCTCCACAAATAAACCATCAATCCCTGATGTAAGTTGAGCCATTGATTCTCCGTCAAGCAGACCAGCCTTTACAAGGTACTGACGAGATGCCTTTCGGACGGAGTTTGCCATAAATGATCGGATGGTGTTGATCTCGAAGAGTTGATCATAAACTCTCTTCATAGCAGAATAGCCAAGAAGAGGTTGGGAAGGTATCCTATTGAAGTACAAAGGAACGATAGGCACAACAGGCTTACCCTCCGCATCTCTAAATGGGATGAAGTCAGAACTTTCTAAAACTTTATTTTCTCTATTCATGTGAGGACAATAGAAAATAAGTTTATCATTCTCTAAGTCATACATTTCAATGATTGTTACATATTGTGAAAGTTCTGATTTTGATTCAGGACCCTGACCTTCATCACCCAAGTTAGGATCAATACCATATCCTTGTTTGAAATAGTGTTCTTTGTTTTCTGTAATAAATTTCTTTGCACCAAATTTATCTTTTGCCTCAGCAATAGGCATTTGGTACTTGTGTCCCATAAATCTTTGGTTGTCGAAACGACTTGCATCACGATCAAGGATAATGTCCCAAGGAGCAACAGACACAGGAATAACCTGATTGTAAAGATCTCCTTGTGGATCTGGAACTAATTTCATAAATGACATTGGGTAGATCAATGCAAGACGAGCAGCGTTCTCAATCTCGTTACGGCATTTGATAAGAAATCTGTTTGCAACTTCTTGTGCTTTGCGAGCATCGCCCTTGTTCTTTAGTCCTTTCTTCAACACAACAGCAGGGTTCTTTGCGAAGAGAGATGCAATGAATGACTCAATGTAACCATAGCCTTCAGATGTCTGGATAGACATCATATTGTTATTACCACCATAGAGCATTGAATAGGCTCCATCTTCCCAGAACCTACACTCATAAACATTTTTGTAGCGTTCTAATTCTGCTCGTTGTCCGTCCCAGAAGTCCTGATGTTCGTCCAACAAAAATTCAATATCGTAATCTTTCATTTAGTATGCTCCTTTGCCATTACCGCCTCTTACATTCCAAGGTAGGGTTCTATCTGCTTGTCGGGCTTTCTTGATCGCCTTCCATTCTTCCAGATACATATT